ATAATAGCATCATCATCTGCTACAGTACCACCTCTGTTTTCATTCATGTTTTCATAATCACCTGACTTAGAAAAGAATAATGTTTGAGGTTGATCTGTTGTTCCTGCAAAAACTAATCGTTGTTCAAAGAAGGTTACGCAAGTTGGATGACCTGTTGTGTCTGAGAAAGAACCTAATGCAAAATCTGTAGAAGCTGTGGAAGAACCCATATCTTCTAATATCTCCATAGTAAAATTTAATGTATCTGCAACTGCTGTTATCTTTCCATAACCACTACCAAATCTAACTAATCTTCCAACATCAGTAGATTGAAATCCACTACCACCATTTATTCCTGTAGTCGCTGAAGCTACTACTGTAACTCCTGTTCCTACTGTATGTGCTGAAGGATTTAATGTTGTTGTTGTAATGTTATCATCTAAGTATGGACCATCAGTAAAATCAACATCAGCTAAAGTCCAAGAGGTATGACCTGTTCTTGATAGTTTTTCTACTTCATGATTAGGATGTGTGATGTACATAACATCAGCAGATTGTGCGAACTTAATATCAAATAGTTCTGCTGTTAAATATGGAGTTGATATTTCATAAACTCTATTAGCTACACCACCTGAAGTGTAAGCTGTAAAACCTGTACCATTTATATTTGTGCCATCAACATCTGTGATTTCAAATGTATTGGTTGTTTTGTTTGCAACTAAATATCTTTTGTTATTGAGTTCTGTCATACCTACAACACCACTAATAGATATTTCATCACCATTAGAATATCCATGACCTGTTGCTGTAATCACAACTGGATTAGCTTGTGTTGCTCCTGAGATCGTTACATCTGATTCTAATATCTGACCATTGTCTTTATAGAAACGAATATACTGATTACCAAACTCCATCATGTAAGTTTGTGTTGTAGAAAATTCAAAAGGTATTAATCTTGTTTTAGCCGCACTATTTTTTACTTCAGCTACAAACTGTGTGCCTGATCTTCTAGCTGCTGAACCATGAGGATAAACAATCATGTTCTCTAAAGTCTTACAGCCTGAAGCATATTTGTTTAGATCATTACGACCATCTAGTCTTGGTGATAGTTCACCGCCAGTGAAGTTAGTTAATTGTACTGCAACTCTTGCCATGTATTAGAACCTCGAATTGATAAACGTATCAGCTCCAATAACATCCGCCATTCCTTTTTCAGGGTTTAAGTTTTGACCCTCTGTTGAATCTACAAATCTAGCATCTTTCAATTTATCTTGAAACAACTTGTACATATTAGAAGCTGTAGGATTTGAAGAGGTTACAGCATAAGCAATGTCGGCAGCTAAAGCTGCTGATAAAGTTTCTCTTAATAATTCATCATATTCGTTAGGATCAGTTACTCTTGAGATATATAAAATTTTCATCGTAGAATTATCTGTTAAAATTTTTCTACCTTCTATTTTATAATCTGCATCATAATCTAATATTGTTAAAACTCTTAAACAGTCTGCTGGTAAAGTATATTGTGTAGTGAATCCCCAAGCAGGTGCATCACTATCTGCAGCGAGTTGAACTCTTTTTTGTAAACAATTCCAAGGATGTGATCTGAATACTGCATCTCTTACTTGTGTGAATCTTGCGTTGCATAGTCGAGCATTTTTAGAATCTTCAGTTAAAGTTAAGATTGTTGATGCTCCTAACTGATTCAATGCTCCGTTACAAATGTCTACTACTGATGCCATAATATTTTATATTCTAAAATTAAATTAAAAGATAGGGGATTTCTCCCCTATCTCTATAACACGATTAGCTTACTATATATTCAATAATAAAACTTAAGTCACCAGCAGTATCACCTGCAGCGTCAAAAGTTAAACCAACATAGTAGTAACCACCTGGGTCAGAAGATTGACCTGCATCTTCCCATACTTTTTGACCCATTTTGTTTATGTCTCTTGCTTCGAATGCTACTTCAGTTCCTGTCGTTACAGCAGCTCTAAGGTCTGTAATTGCAGAAGCATACGCATCGTCATCTACTGCAGCTATTGCTGTAGTAAATAATCCTACGTCAGTAGTATTAGTAGTACCGCTATCTAAATCATCGTTAAATAATTTGATAGAAGTTATACTCGCATTCGTTGGTATCGGAGCTAACATTACAGTATCAGTTGCTGATAAATCACCAGCAGCTAAAGCGATAGTACCTTGAGCTACACGTTTAATTCCATGTAACTGTTGGCTATCGTTTTTTACCATAGGAGTAGCTACGAAGTTTGTTACTAGATCACTATTTACATTCGCCATAATTTCCTCCTATTACGATTCTGTACATTGCACTTCAACCACTTTATCTTCTTCCATTCTAGTTGCTCCGAAAGATGCACAGTAGTACACTTGAGTAGCATACCCTTTGTCTGCTCTTTCATCGATTCTAGCCATGACATCTTTACCTACACCAAGAGCAATTCCGTCTTGAGCATAAGCTATGCACGATCTAGTAGAACCTGAAAGTGATAGTCTGTTTGATACAATGAAGTTAAAACCAAGAAACGAATTGATCTCACCATTTGCCAATGCTTTGACAGTGTTGAAATCTGAACTTGTTACCTCAGTCGTTCCAAGAAGATCAGTGATCTGTTTAGGACCAACGATGATGTATCTTGGGATTGATGGATCTACACTATTTAAATCAAGAGTCTGTTTTGCAGTTCTTAATTTAGCAATAGTTAAACCAGCAGAACCATGTACGATTTGATTCGCATTAGCTGTGCTAGTTGATCCTGTTTCACCAGTGAACGCTGTTCCTAAAGCGGCACTAATGATTTCATCATCCATAGCTCTACCCATTGCGAATGCAGCAGCTTGAGCATAAGAAGATGTCGGGTCGATTAAAAGACGTACTTTGTCTTGTTCGTCAATCAAATCAGCAAATTCATAATCCACTAGAGATACCCTTCTTCTTGCATGAGGAGTATCAATCTGTGGAGTATCAGAATGTCTGCTAGTTCTTTTTACAGCAGTTACTGATCCAACTTGATCGAAGAAAGCATTTTTTCCTACAACGCTTTCAACTCTTACTTTGTCTCTTAACAACGAACCCATTTGTTGTGACAACATTTGAATGTTAGCAGAATACTGCTGTACAAATGCTGTAGTTACTTGTGATGACATATTTGTCTCCATTATTGTTAGGGTTAGTTATAATCAGAAAGGTTCTCTGTCGATGACAGGCATCTCTTGGATTTAAAGCCTTTTAGGCTAGAGTCTATTCCCTCTTGTCAGTAGGGTTCTTACGAATTATCCCACCTTTTACCCATTTATAATATTTATCACAAATTGGCAAGGGGTCTTTTTTTTGATACTCCGTACCAGTTTCTTTTACGATACGGAGTATTTCTAATCTAATCTCTTCTTTATTCAAATGATCTTCACTTGGCATTTTGCATTTCTCTTAAAGTTAATACTTGCTGAACAACTTTAGCATGATCAGGATGTGTACTATTCCAATAAGGACCTGACTTATCATTAATAATTTGAGATATTTCTGAACCATAATCTCTACCTTGATTAACATTTTCACTCTCTGTAGATATAATTTTATCTTCAGAAAGCATATCAGCAATCTTAGCAAAGCCTTTGATCACATCAGGATTATCTCCAAGTCTTGATCCATCTTTCATAGGTAAATCTAAAACTTCAGCTTTCATGTTTGCTTTAGCAAGTGATGCAGCTTTTTGAATATTAGCATCGTAAGATTTACCCCACTCTTGTCTTAAGACTTGTTGAGCTTGTGCTTGTGCAGTCTCAGCATCAATTTGAGTTTGCTTTGCAGTTTGTTCCATAGAATTTTTATAGAACTCTAAAATACCTTGTGCTTGTTTATTATTTAAACCTAGCTTATGTGCATTTTCTGCAAACTGTTTAACTGCAGTTTCTTCGATTGGTACAACTTCTGACTTGGCTTCAAGTTTATATTTATCAGCAGACTCAGGTCTACCAAGTTTATCATAGACTTCATTCCAATGATCATCTGTTGAATTTTGATTTGGCACAGCAACTTTATCTGTTCCAATCATTCGTGTTGCGTTAATATATGATTTAGCTAACGCATCAATCTCAGTAAACTTAGCAATGTTTGGATCATTTCTAAATTCTTCTGATATAGTTTCTTTCCATGACGTTGCAACTTTTGGCTGCTCGGTTGTGGCAGAAATGTGTTGTGATGTTGTTTCTTGTTTAGTTTCTGTAGGCGTTGGTGTCGTTTCTACAGGCGAAGCTGGTTGCTCC